GTCGAGAAAATCTAGTTTTTTCAATAGACAATCTTTTCGGCTAGGTGATACCTAACCTGCCCCCTACGAGTTATGTAGAAGACATTACCACTGCTAGCTTCAGTACGTTTACGCCAAAAATCCGACTCTTTTGATTGACCCAGAGGGGCCATCAACTTGAGAAAGAAATAATCCTTGTAGTATCTTGAGGATTTTGATCTTGGACGTATAAATACTTTAGCTGTGGGCCTCAAGGTAAGAATCACCCTTTGACCCCACATATTCTTCCTCAGGTTTTTATTTGAGAAAAGATATGTGTCGAGCGAGTCAGACACTGGACCAAAACAATCACGACGATAACACTTCGGTATGAATTTCTTAATATACTGAAGTGTCTTGCAAAAATCTAACCCAAAATACCAGGGCTTCGATTCTTGCAAAACGTAGAGACTATTGTGGACATAGAACAAATCGTTCACAGTTTTTACAACATCCGTTAAGAATATTGGTCTAACATCAACTCCTCGAATAAAATCTTTGCCGCATGACTCCCTGAACGGTCCTGAACTAAAGGACTTGTCCATGTTCAATGTGAAACCAAAAAGCTGAAGTAAATCAATACAAAAGTCTTTGGCTTCTATTGGGACGACTAAGTCATCACCAAACACTGCAGAAGTACGCGGTGCTTTAGTCCGTCGTATTGCACAACGAACTATTGCTGCAAAGATAAGTGATTCGATCGCAAACGTATACCCATTCCCCATAGACGAGATCTTTTCAAATTTGCATTCGAAATTTTCCGACTGTAAAACGCCAGAAGATGATCGTAAGTCTAGGAGTAAGGCATACCAAGAAGCTGGCAACAGCATTTCACACACTTTAAGACTTATCGTGTCTGATGCTGCTTTAAGGTCAAGGGTGCATAAATTATCATGCATTGAACCTTGACAAGCTAACTCTTGATTTAAAGCCTGACTAGTTAAATCATAACCCCACTTTTTAAGGCGGTTCTTGATTACTTTGTCAACACCTAACTGCAACATTACATTTAGGTGTGGCTCGATTGCGATAAAACGGTCAGTCTTGGCCGTTTTTGGTACAGTGGTAAGGCGGCTACCTGGCACAACCTCTAAGACAGAATTCCAAAAGTCTTTAAGGTCAATAGGAGAACATAAACTAATTTTCTTAGTTCTCCGATACCAGTCATCCAATGCGCCGATCCATCGTGGATCGTCGGTTATCATTGATTTTGCCAGACTTGACGCAACATCAGTAACGGAATAAGGCAGAGAACTCAACTTGTAAAACTTTGTCGCTTTCCCCTTCTTATAATGGCTACCGATGCACACGCCGGGTCCGCTTCGCGCGTGACCGTAAACGTACGACATATCTGGATTTTCCCCCAGCAGGCTTAAAACATCTGCTTGTATCTCGTCAAGTACCCCTAGATATTCAGGTGAATTCTGGGATAGGACTTCGATGGCTTTATAATTTTCTTTGTTATAAAGTAAGCAAACTCGCTCTGCGCTTTTAAAGGCTTCAAATGCGGGTGTAAATGTTTCTGTGCCTGGGAAAGGGTACTTCTTCAGAAAGGATCCTGCCTGATACAACCTAAAGAACAAAGATGCGTCTTTAGCCTTCTCAGGTTGATTTGCGAGTATACTTCGTGGCTCACAAACTGATTTAGCACTTAATAAGTCAGTGACACTACGAGCGCGTATCGCACTCATAATATCAGGTACCTCAGTGTCTATTTCAAGATCCTCTAACAACAATCTAAAGACAGTCCAATGAAAGTCTTTAGGGAGATCAACTTTAGGGTTGACCTCGGTCCTCTTAGAATTAAAGCTTTTCACTTCATTCTCCTTTTGTTTTACTACCTAGATGAACAAGTCCAGGATTGAGAATAAAACCTCAATAATTGACCATATCCAATTAAGGATACTATCAACGACTCCGGGCATAATTGTTTCTGTGGGCACATACTCAACCATACTAGACTTCTAGCAGGCCGAGGAACTGTGCTCGCACTTCGGTGTTATTCAAAAGGGAGACCATGTTGTCATACAACTCAGCTTTGTCCTCATCTGACGCGCCGACCGGTATTGAAAAACCGATATCGCCGATCAGTGGGGCTTTTACTGTGGTTGTTGAGTCAGCACCTGCCACGGAAATGTCCTTCGTAAGCTTCATGAAGGGTTTTCCAGTACCGAGGTAATTTCCGGTACGTGTGGGGAGGGTGCGGCTCAATGTCAACGTGTGACGGCTTTCAAGAGAATGGTCCAGCGTGGAAATATAAATTGTTCTGTGCTGGGATTCCTCAAAACGGCGAAACGGTTGATCTACTGGTGTTCCAGTTAAATCGTTTTGTACGGTTATGGTATTACTTAACATAACTTCTCCTTAACTACATGTCACATCAGCAATTTCTTGCCAATCAACACTAGGTCTAAGATTTTAGCCGAATCAAGATTAATATCGAGACTTGGCGTGTAGGGTTTGTCTGGCGCTGGAATGCGCCTTTTTAGACAGGATGTAGCTTGTCCTGCAGCTGGCGTCACATTAAACTCTTGTTCACCCTTGACCGATGTGGTAAAGGTGTTGGACGAGCCCATATGTGATGAGATACTTTCTACAATGAAAGTTTCCGTAACCCAGCTAGACAGAGGAGTGAGGTTCGGATTTGGGATCCAACTCGCAAGAGTATCTCCGATCGTGAAAAACCAATCTACAATGAAGGAAAAAGGCGTAAGTTCCCACATTGCTTGGAGGGGCTTGTTGAGTCCAAAAACGTTAGCTAAATGGTTTATATCAGTAGCTATTTGATATAAAACACCGGCGCGATATTCTGCCTTAGTCGTGGTTATAACTTTCGTATCCACTGACCAATAAGACAGAGCGCCGTACTGTTTGACTGTGGTCTCATCGCTGGAAAGCGATTCGACATGCCCCCTTGCAGTTTGTCGCAAGGGAAGCATTGCTTTGTTCGCGGCATTTGCCATCTGTTCCATCTCATAAAAGAGTGGTCGGACAGCATACCGGAATTCAAGCCATAAGTCACCCAGGTCAACTTTCTTCGCCATCGATAATAAGCGCTTCTTTTTAAACATAGAAGCGATCTTATTGAAACGGGTATAGATACTACCTACCCATTTGATGGTTTCGGGAAGTTCGCCAAGTGAAGCTAATACTTGGGCTTCTGAGACATCCATGTTGGCCCATGCCTTTGTTACGGCATTGTCTCGTGCGTCTGCGTCAAAATATAGATCTGCGAATGCATCAAAAGACGTTGGTCTGTTAAGTGGAAAAACCGGAGGAACGTATTCCGCCGTCCACTCTTCCAAACCGTAGCCTCTCTCTGCCCAATGAAATTTCCATTGGATGAGACCTTTCTTCAGCAAACTTGAGTCAGAAAACGAAATCATAGGGTTATTGAAAATTTGCCCTTGTGACCTTCGTCGGTGAAAATTCGGTACTTCCATGTCCCACATCCCGATAAATTGGGATGATGCGACATAGTAAGCGATGAAATTTTTACCTGGAACAGATCCTGGTATCGGACTAAGAATAGTCTTATACAAGGTCCCCTCCTCTGACACATTAGATTTTTCTCTATAACGCATGGTCATGATAATCTCCTTTCGGAGGCATGATCATAGCACACACCTCACGTTGTATACTCGACTTACGTCGGGTTATAGACGGCACAATTGCGCTCGGGAAGAACCCGAGGGAAGCTCACATGAGC